GATTCTGTGCCTTGGACAGCAATAACTTGGGCCTTATGGGTTTTAGGCGATGCAGTCGGACACTAACACCGTTTTGGAATTCATGCGTGAGAGCGAAGCCCGTGAATGGGTGGAACGCTACCGCAAGAAAGCCAAAGAATTAGGCTATGGCGAGGCTAACGCTTGGTGGACAGACACGATTGAAAAGATAGAAAAAAAGCGTGGCAAAAAAGAAGCTGATAACTTACGCCAGCGCATGAACAGAATCAGAGGCAACAAATGACATTCATGGTTACTTTTCGTGTTGAAGGCCCTCCGCAAGGCAAAGGCAGACCCAGGTTCTCAACCCGTGGCGGCTTTGTCAAAACATACACCCCTCAGACCACAGTTACTTACGAAAACATGATTAAAGCATCAGCAATGGTTGCAATGGGGGCTTCAGAGCCACTAGAAAGCCCGATAGCCGTGTTTTTGCACGTCACTAAGGCCATACCAGCGTCATACACTAAAAAACGCATAGAAGCCTGTTTAAGCGGTTCTGAGCGCCCAACAAAGAAACCAGACATTGATAACATCTTGAAATGCTATTTGGATGCCATGAATGATGTGGTTTATCTGGATGACAAGCAGGTGGTAACGATTCACGCTACGCAGGTCTACGGCACGTTTCCAGTTGTTGAAGTGCTGGTGAAGGAGGAACTGCAATGAGCGAAGCACCGCACCGAGCAGTTGAATTTATCCTAAAAACTGCTCCATTGTTTGCAAAGGCAAAGTCTGATCGAGTCTACATTGAGGAATACCGTAAGAGCAAGAAAGCATTGTTGATGCAGCAGGCCAGCTTGAAGGGTGTTCAGACTACCGCAGCGCAAGAGCGTGAGGCGTATGCGGATGAGGAATATCAAGCGTTATTAAAAGGTCTGGCTGCTGCTGTCGAGCAAGAAGAAACTTTAAAGTGGCAACTGACTGCTGCACAGCTAAAGATCGAAGTCTGGCGCTCAGAAAACGCCAACAATCGGTTTGTAGATAGGGTTAATACTTAGTTAAATGTTTAGAAAACTCTACTACAATACTCCCATGCCCCAAATTTCTTGGGGTCTTTTTAGGAGCTATTATGAGCATTACAGTTGAGCAGCACTCAACAGTCATCAAGATTGACCATGGTCACAAACTGATGATTGATAAGTTTGACGATGGGGCGCACCTATCTATCTTTTTCACAGGCGGCTATTCCTCAGTAGCATTGACCCGTGAAGAAACCGAGGCTTTGATTCAAGCCCTCCAGTTGGCATTGGAGGCAGCATGAAAAATATCGCTACCGCTTTGGTCAAAGCACAAAAAGCATTTGGCCCTGCCCTCAAAACATCCACTAACCCGCATTTTCGCAGCCGCTATGCTGACCTGTCGGCTTGCGTTGAGGCAGTCATTGATTCGCTCAATAACAACGGCATTGCCCTTATCCAGCGCAACTATGAGGACAACACAGGGGTTACTGTGGAAACTTTGTTTGTGCATGAGTCGGGCGAAATCCTGGAGTGTGGCAAGTTGCACGTTCCTGCCAGCAAGCAAGACCCACAGGGTTACGGCTCGGCTCTAACTTATGCTCGGCGCTATTCCCTAATGGCAGCTTGCGGGATTGCCCCAGAGGACGATGATGGCAACGCTGCTAGCCGCAAAGCCCCTGCTTATGACGCTGGTCGCTTGGCTGATTGGCTGGCAGAGATTAGCCAAGCACCTAATGCTGATGCTTTAAAAGCGGTTTATACCGAGGCTTTTAAGGATACGCAGTCAGACGCAGAAGCCCAAAAGAAAATTATTGCAGCCAAAAACGCAAGAAAGGCGGCACTCTAAATGGAACAAAGAACAGATGATTGGTTTGCCGCAAGAATTGGAAAAGTCACAGCCAGCCGTGTTGCCGATGTGGTTGCAAAGACAAAATCGGGCTACTCAGCGAGTCGTGATAACTACATGGCGCAATTGGTCTGCGAACGGCTTACTGGCAAGCCAGCCGAGTCATTTAGCAATGCAGCCATGCAATGGGGTACAGAAACAGAACCACTAGCAAGGGCGGCGTATGAAGCAAAAATGGACGTTTTGGTTGATGAAGTTGGATTCATCGATCACCCAAGTATTGTCAATAGCGGGGCTTCTCCTGATGGACTTGTGGGTATTGACGGACTTATTGAAATAAAGTGTGCCAATACATCGACACATATTGACACATTACTCAGTCAAACAGTACCTAAAAAGTATGCGGATCAAATTTTCTGGCAGATGGCTTGCACTAATCGTGATTGGTGTGACTTTGTATCTTACGACCCACGCCTCCCTCCAGACTTACAGCTATTTATTAAGCGTATTCCTAGAGACGATAAATACATTAAGCTCTTGGAAGCCGAAGTCATAGAGTTTTTGACCGAAACGGCGCACAAAGTGGCCCAATTACTTAACTTGAAAGCATGAAATGAGCAGAACCATTAAAGAAATCACCATTGTTAGCGGCAAATACACCAACAAGGAAGGTCAAGAAAAGTCACGTTATCAGCGCATCGGCTCTATGATTGAAACCAAGAACGGCCCAATGCTTAAGATTGACAGCATTCCAGTAGTTGACGGCGGCTGGAGTGGTTGGGCTTACTTGAACGACCCTAAACCGCAAGATGGTTTTAAACAATCAAGCAAATCATTTGACGAAGACGTGCCTTTCTGATATGATGTTTGAACCATTAACCTAAAGGAAATTAAAATGGGATACTACGGTAAAGAAAAAGCACCTAAAGGTGTTACCGCTTCTGATCGCTCTGGCGAGAAGATGGGTAGTGAAAAAGGCCCAAACAGCACCAAGTTTATGGCTGGTGCTTCTGGTGAAAAAATGCCCAAGGGCGTAAATGCTTCTGATACGTCTGGCGAACGCAAAGCTAAACTGGTCGGCGGCGTTGCTATGGGCAAGGCTGACAGCATTGGCGACCGTGTTGACGGTCACATGGGCAAAAACGATGGTCGTTTAGGTGAAATGAAGGGCGGTAGCCGTGAACATATCGCCTACGCTCACGAACGCAAAGAATATAAGTGAAATAGCGAAAGCCCCAAAGGTGTGATGACCAAAGGGGCTTTCTAACCAGAACAAGGATAGTTGTTATGGCTAAAACAGATTCTAAAGAAGTTTGCGAAAACTGCAAATTTTGGGAATACACGGGTCACGCTGGTGAGTGCCATCGTTATCCAACCGCAGTAGTGAAATACCAAGCTCATTGGTGCGGTGAATTCAGTATCTCCTTGTCGGATTGCACCGACTTAACTCCTGCTCCGGCAGGGGTCTTTTTATCTCTGCCCGTTGTTGACGTTATGACACCAGAAAAGAAAAAACCTGGTCGTCCTAAGAGGGTGCAACAATGAAGCTACAGCCTTTAAAAGACAAGATCGTTGTCAAGCCAGAGCCACGCATCCAATCTGTATTGTGGGTAAAAACAGCCGAGGCTGATACCATTGGGACTGTGGTCGCAGTTGGCCCAGGTCGCTGGCTGGATGATGGCACGTTTGAAGAAAACCCGCTAAAGGGTGGAGAGCGTGTTACTTTTGGCACATTGGCTAAAGATTACAAAGACGAATACTTGAAGTTCCAAGAATGGGTAGAAGATGGTGAACGCTATCTTTTAATGTCGTGGCAAGACGTTTGTGGAGTAATGGATGCTGAAGAAATCAACTAGCCCAAAGGCTTTTAAAGAAAATATTAAAACAGAAGTAAAAGCAGGTAAGCCTGTTAAGCAAGCTGTGGCGATTAGCTATGCAGTTAAGCGTGAAACTGAAAAAAAGAAAGGTAAAAAGTAATGTTTAATATCACACACACAGAAGCAGAAATTCGTGACATTATCCAAGCCTTGGAAGCTCGGATTTTCAGCCTTCAAAAGCATTTGCAAGCATTGTTGGCAGAAGCTAACGCTCAAGCTGTGGCATTGGCTAACCCTAAAGTCGAAGAACAAAAAGACGAAAACGCTGTAAACTGATCTAGTAAGGACTGTTAAGCCAGCATTTGAGGATGGTGACGCACAGAATTTTCTGGCTTTCTTCTGTGCCATGTTGAAGCCCAAATTAAGGTTCTTACAAAATATATGCAAATTGTTGACCGCCCCATAGAGGAGTTGATTCCTTACGTTAACAACTCTCGCAAGCACTCTGATGAGCAAGTCGCCCAAATAGCGGCAAGCATTAAAGAGTTTGGCTGGACGAACCCTATCCTGGTAGATGGGGAAAACGGCATCATTGCGGGGCATGGCCGTTTAATGGCTGCTCGTAAGCTCAAGATGGACAAAGTGCCGACAATTGAGCTTGCACACTTAACTGATACGCAACGTAAAGCACTCATAATTGCCGACAATAAGCTGGCGCTAAATGCTGATTGGGACAATGAACTGCTGACCATTGAGTTAAATGAATTGTTATCTGATGGGTTTGCTTTGGAAGTGTTAGGGTTTAATGCTGATGAACTTCAAGATTTATTGAATCCTGTAATTGGAAAAGAAGAATTTACAGATCCTGATGATGTTCCAGAAATCCCCTTAGAGCCAAAAAGCAAAGAAGGTGACGTTTATCAGCTTGGCCCTCATCGAGTAATGTGTGGTTCGTCTTTAGACATTAATTCATGGGACAAACTCATGAATGGTGAAAGAGCCGACATTTGTTGGACTGACCCTCCTTATAACGTGGCTTATGAATCCAAGCTGGCTGGAAAGATTCAGAACGACAACATGGCAAATGATGAATTTAAGCAATTTTTGCTTGATGCATACATTTCCATGTTTGCTGTAATGAAAAGCGGCGCTCCAATTTATGTTGCTCATGCCGATACAGAAGGATTGAACTTCAGATCGGCCTTTATTCAAGCTGGCTTTAAATTGTCGGGCTGTTTAATTTGGCGCAAAAATTCTTTGGTGCTAGGTCGGTCAGACTATCAATGGATGCATGAGCCTATTTTGTATGGGTGGAAGCCTGGAAGCAAGCATCGTTGGTATGGTGGCAGAAAGTTAACCACTGTCATTGATCACGGAGAAGGTGGGCCAATACAAAAGTCTGAAGATGGTCGCTGGATGATTAAAGTTGGTGACTCTGTTTTATTTGTGTCTGGTGAAGCCACTTTGGAAGAAAGCCCATCATCAATAATCTTTCATGAAAAGCCTAAACGTTCAGGTGAACATCCAACAATGAAGCCTGTGGGATTAATTGAAAAGATGCTTAAATCGTCAGCAAGAGTGGGTGATATTGTGATTGATGCTTTTGGTGGCTCAGGAAGCACATTAATAGCTGCTGATCGTTTGGGAATGTCTGCAAGATTAATGGAATTAGACCCAAAATTTGTCGATGTGATTGTTAAACGTTGGGAAGATTTCACAGGTAGAAAAGCCGTTCTTTTGACAAAAACTGAAGAAGTTGCGTAAAATTTAAGCAAATTCCCCTTTATAAAATGAACCATACTCATGAACCAACCGATCAATTGAGAAAACTCGTTGAATCAAGCAGCGGGTTAGGGCTGCCGCATGAGCAGATTGCTATTCTTGTTGGCATTGACGATAAAACATTGCGTAAGCATTACCGCCAAGAATTAGATATTGGCAAAGCTAAAGCTAACAGCCAGATTGCTAAGACGCTATATCAAAAGGCAACGGCTGGCGATACCACTAGTTTGATTTGGTGGACAAAAGCACAAATGCGCTGGTCTGAGACTGTTAAGAATGAAGTCACGGGCGCTGACGGTGAGCCATTGCAGGGCATCCAGGTTACTTTTATAAAGCCAGATGACTCCACAATTTCAGAACGCTGAATTTCCTGTCAAGCTCTCATTCCTGTTTGAGCCTTGCCGCTATAAGGTTGCTTACGGTGGTCGAGGCGGCGCTAAATCGTGGGGTATTGCTAGAGCATTACTAATTCTGGCTGCTAAAAGCCAATTACGCATCCTTTGCGCTCGGGAATTCCAAACATCAATCAAAGACTCGGTTCATAAGCTGCTTAGTGACCAGATAGAGGCGCTAGGGCTGCTTGGTTTCTATGAGATAACCCAAACTGCCATTCGTGGCAAAAACGGCTCAGAATTCGCTTTTGTTGGCCTTAAAAACAACGTGGCTAACGTTAAGTCGTTCGAGGGTGTTGATATTTGTTGGGTGGAAGAAGCTCAGACTGTGAGCCGATTAAGCTGGAATACGTTGATTCCAACCATTCGTAAAGAAAAGTCGGAAATCTGGATCAGCTTTAACCCTGAGTTGGAATCGGATGAAACTTACCAGCGGTTTGTGCTGAACCCGCCAGCTAACAGCAAAGTCGTAAAGATTAACTGGTCAGATAATCCTTGGTTTCCTGAAACGCTTACGCTGGAAAAGGATGCGCTCAAGGCTCGGGATATTGAAGCGTATAACACGGTCTGGGAAGGTTTATGCCGTCAGACTGTGGACGGGGCTATCTTTGCCCGTGAGATTCAAATGGCAGATTTAGAGGAGCGAATTACCCGTGTTCCCTATGACCCCACAAAACCCGTTCACGCCGTATTTGACCTTGGCTGGTCGGATGCAACGGCTATTTGGTTTGTCCAATTCATTGGCATGGAAACACGCCTTATTAGATATCTCGAGGACTCCCAAAAGACAATCTCAGACTATCTTGCTAAAATGCAGACCTTTGGGTACGTCTACGACACGCTGTGGCTTCCGCATGATGCTGAAAACAAGACTCTTGCCGCTAACGGTCGTTCCATCGAGCAGATTGTTAAAGCAAGCGGTTATAAAACAAAGATTATCCCAAAGACTCCAATAGTTGACAGCATTAACGCAGCCCGTACACTATTCAGAAATTGCTGGTTTGATAGGGAAAATTGCTACGATGGGCTACAATGCTTGCGGCATTACCGCTACGAAGTTGACCCAGACACCAAAGCATTTAGTAAAACGCCTGTTCACGATCAATACAGCCACGGGGCTGATGCGTTTCGGATGCTTGGTTTGATGGTAAATGAGCCTCGGCAGCGCAAACCAGTTAGAACGCAGCCACAGGGCTACGGTCAACCTTTAGGATGGATGAACTAATGGCACAAGATATTCCTTACGGCGGTCAAGAACCCGAAATCATTACTGAGGCTAAACAGTTCCTCAA